GTCCGCCAGACCAAACGCCTCCATCAAGGGGACGGCGTTGGCGACCAGAACGACCGATAGGCTTTGTAGAACACGTCCGGCTTCAGCTGTTTCCGCCATGGTCTTCGACCTCCAACATACCTAAGCGCTGCAGTCTCTTCAAGTTGTCCTGCAAACTACGCTCTGAGTGGTCCTCAAACTGAATTTTGTTGGGGTCAATGCCGTGAATTGCTGCTTGAAAACGTAGATAGTCGTTTTCGTCCTGGGACATGTGTTTTGCCAGAAGTTCGAGCTCCTCCCTCGAGTGCTCCAAAACCTGCTTGACTGTCCACCCGCAGCGTTTACAAAACCACGCAACGACGTACGCTAAGTCTGAACTCCGATCCTCTGTACCAGATCCGTTGGCAGCGGTTTCCCGGCTTTGTTGAGCAAGTTCATACAGAAAGGGATGACAACCTCGAAGACCTGCTCTGCTTCAAGGTTTTGCTCAACCCAAGCCGGGTCTTTGTCTAACAAAATTGCCGCAATTCTGGTAAGCTCTGTAGGAGCTTTTTCCAGAATCTGCGGCAAAAGGTCGATCCAGTGTACCCCTGCTTTGATGTTTAAAGACTGAACGAGCTTGCCTACAATGCGCAGGATTTGAATTTCCTTAGCCCACGTCACCTTAGGTACTGTGACAGTTTCACCGTGGACAGTCTTGATCTCCTTAGGCTCGGGCAAAAATATGGACAGAGCGTCCTTCTTTTTTCCCAACATGATGCACCTCCCTTAGGCGTCAGAAATGTTAAGTTACGACTTGATGTACTTGATCCGGCAGAGACGCTGACCCTCCGACAGTGAGTTACCCGCCCAATCGGTGTCAGAGTCTACAGCGTTGAACACGTACGGGAACTCGTGGATGTCGTCCCCGAACGAAATTTCAATCTCGCCGGACCCCTGAGCCTTCCAGATGTCCACTTCGACCGTGTGTCCCTCTGGCGTCTGATGCACAAACTTGAGAGACACAGGCTGCAAGGACATCAGCCCGCCGAAGTCCAACTGCTCGAGGCTTTCGGTGTTGGAAGTTAAGTCGACACCTAAGAACTTCGCTAGGTTGTCGAGGTTCCACTCTATTCCGGTCACCGACAGCTGTACTGTTTCGGACGTGACATACCGCTGTACGATAGTCCTCGGACTACCCTGCGGCACTTCAAGCACTTCACGGGTAATTCTCAGTGAAGCACCTGTACGTACAGCGCCTACGTCAGTCGTAGGAGTCTGTCCTGCCGCTCCGATGTACAATATTCCCGGACCGAACGAAAACCGTTCAGTCGAGTAACTGGGCAAGTTATAAGCCATTATTCTTCACCTCCCGTGTTTACGTACTTCTCGTACCTCGAGTCCGTCAAAGTGTTGAAGGTAGAACAGCGGCGGCAAATCATCGTGACGCGACCGCCTTCAAATCTAATATACAAGTCTTTATACTTGATCCGCAACTCTTTTCCTTCGGGATCCGCGAGACCTAGTAGGAAACCGCAATTCTTGCATCTCCATTCGATATCCTGAGCCATCATACCTCCTTCCACCGTAACGTCCAAGCGGTGACGACGTAATAGACTTTTTCTGGTTTGTCCATCCCGCTGTCGAGCAACCTCAAAAACAAAGGACTTACGTACACGCCATCAAAGGTCAACACCTTGTTATGCCAAACGTCGAGTAGCTGTTGCAAGATGTCGTGACACTCTGCGTAAGACTTTTCGGACCAAACCCAAACACGCAAACTACAAGTTGCGGTTGTCGAGTAGCGTTCCACTGGAGTGGCATCCACAAACGTATAGTTGACACACGGAAAGCGAGGCTGCTGCACGTCAGCTAGATATCCCGAATAAACTCCGTGCAGCTTTTGGCGCAAACTACGTTTCGACAAAACAGCTCTCCGCAACGCTTCTTGTACTTTGTTAAAGTCCACGTAACCCCCTGAAGAAGTGTCCTACTTTGTAGAGTTTTGAGAAAATCCACGGCTTCTTTGGCTTGGCTCGAGCTTTGATGTAGCCAGGCCCTCCCGGATACACTCCCCAGTAGTACTTGTACTTTCTTAACTGCCTTTCCATCCTACGATGTACCCTATCAAGGATTTGCCTGGCGCGTCGCTCTTGTTCAGCACGAGTTCTGCCAACTGCAGGAACCAGAACCAAATGCCCTTTTTGAAGTTTCATCCTGTGACTTCGAAACTTCTCCTCGGGATACACCGGAATTGGCTTGACAATTTCGCGGACGAAAGGGGCAGTGAAAACTGCTGCCGTTTTTCCGGCTACGAACCTGGTGGGTACTCGAAACGTTTCAGTATATTTGATGGTCTCTTCGCCGATGCGAACAGTTTTTTCTACAGTTTTTACACTCGACTTCACACTTTCACGTCCTTCGAGAAGCTGACGCTCCAGCCGCAAAGACCACTCATCCCAGTCATCCCAGCCTTCAGCGAACTTCCGAAGCAGTCTGTCCTGTTCGGCCATACTCAGCTCTTCGAAGGTTGTAAAGCCATACTTTTTGAGCTGGGCTTTGATCTTTCTCTCGTACTTTGGAGGCGCGTTCCCAGTTTGACGGTACGCAAGCCATGCACGCTCGTACTTTGCACGAGCCAAAGTTCGTGCCCTCGCGTTGTAGTAAGCTCGCAGCTGTCCGTGGTAGTAGTCACAGTATTCCTTCATTACGTCGTATATGATCTGACGTAGACGATCTTTCTCCTCCATTAGTGTCTCGGTCAAGAAGTCACGAGGGCGCATCTTTTTGGTCCCGAAAATGATGAAGCGTGCATAAGGTGCTTTGGTCAGGTCCACTCCAACGTACGTTTTCCAGCGCGTGTAAATTTTGCCGAACAAAGTGGGTTCCCTCTCTGGCATTGTGTAGAAGATTGACTTTCTGAGTCTTCCCGTCACCACATTCACATCTGTCGAAACGGGGACAGTACTGCCCCAAGCGTAGGGGTGACCCAGCTCTTTCAAATCTTCTGGAGTTAGAGTTCCACTGACTTTTTCCTCAACTTTTGTGGCAAGATACTCAGCTGCAGTAAGTAGTGCTGCCGGAGCAAACTCGTCGATGAGGATTCCATATTGAATGGTGACAAGCTGAACAGGAGTCTTGTGCGGAAACTCCGAACGGTAAAAGTTCTGCATCCGTGAGATCTCGTAGCTAATCGTGTCAAGAAGATACTGGTACCGCTTGTGTGCAAAGAACGACGCAGCACCTCGGCCCCAACCGTAAATCTCTGCTACGGCAGTCGGATTGTGGAGCAAGGTGTCTTCCAACTCGTCCATTGCCGCATACTTTTGGGCGGACGTAAGAGGTTTGCGCGGCATACTTATTGGTCCGAAAGCCTTCTTGACAAGTTCACGAAACATTTGGCCTCCCGACTACCAATGGCTCTGAGCCAATCCAACTTCTTATGGTGTCAGCGATTTGTCGAATCTGCGGAACGAGTGGGTGGTGATTTGGAGCGTCTTCCAAAAGTGCTTGGTACAGCTGCAGCACCTTGCGCAGCCACAACACACCTAGCTCTTTCCGCGCGTGAAACATTTTGGGGTTGAGTTGAATTGCCTTGAGGAGCATCTGCTCTGCTTCGTCTAATTTTCCCTCGTTGATGTAGTGTAGAGCGATGTTAAAGTAAGGTCTGCAATCAGTAGGGTCGTCCTCCATCTGCATCAAATTAAGCCTTAGATACTGGTCTAGTTTGGACTGAACGCGCTCCGGCGGTTTCAAGTAACCTAAGTGTGTGATCCGCATCGGGGCCACACGCACATTACGCTTTTTGATATGCTCCGCGTTGACAGTTTCATGCACTCTTCCCTCATACCGAAACTCAGGAATGTTCCGAAACAGGCGTACAGCCTCCGATATCGTAGCAACTCCCTGACGATGTACGTTGTTAACGTAAAACAGGAATGCGTCAACGTTGGAGTCGACCATTCTGCGTACGGACGTGAAAAACGTTGGTTCAACTACTTCGTCAGGATCTAGGTGAAGAATCCACTCGCATGAGCAAGCATCGAGTGACAAGTTCCTTGCTTCAGCGAAGCTATCGTGCCATTCCGCCTCAACCACCTTGCCTCCGAAGCTCTGCACCACCTCCTTAGTGTGATCTGTCGACCCTGTGTCTGCTACAACGATTTCGTCCCATCCACAATGCTTCCGAAGAAACTCAAACAGCTGGAAATCCTCGTTCTTCGCAATCATGCAAAGTCCAATACGATTCGGTTCTACCCACGGCCTCAACTCTACCTGTTCAGCCAAGATGTGTCCGTAGTCACTTCGACCGACCAGTTCTTCGTCGGGTTCCGGATCGATCTTGGAGTAAAAGTCGTACTTTTGACGTCGTAGCTGTACATCTTCGTAACCGTAATGTTTGATTCGAATGGAGGTCATTACCACTCCGTCAACCGGCATCGAAGGGATGTTACCGCAATGAAGGCCCAAGTCAGTACCGGCCAAAATTTTGAAACCAGGAATCACTCGACAAAGTCTCCAGCCGCTGATGCGTCCAAAAATTCCGTCTGCGCGCCAATTGTACGGATCCCAAAAAGTGTACCAATGAAACCCATAGGCCATTACACGAGGGTCCGGAACGTTCATTAACTTCTCAAACCGCTCTCTCGTCGCTGACTTTTCGAACACCTCATCACCGTCAATGCTGATGATCCAATCGGGGTCAAACTCGAGAGCCAACTGAATGGCAGCGTTCCTCTCTTCACGCTCGTTGAACTCGTCGTGCCATACTTCACTTGCGAGCACCAAAGGATGTGACCGTGCGATCTTCAAAGTGTCGTCGGACGACCCAGTGTCCAGCACAACAGCTCCATCAGCAAACTGTGCAGCAGAATCCAAGGAACGCTTCAACCACCTAGCGGCGTTTTTGACTCTATACACCGCAATGAGTCTTTGTTTGCGCGGACGGTTCCACTTTTCAAAAAACTTGTACCAGTTGGCCAAACCCCCACGTAACTGCGGAAAGTGTTTGATCGTCGCAGATCCTTCATGCCAGACAAACACTTCCTGAGCTATGACCGCTGGATACCCCTTCATCCATGCACGAATTACATAGTCATTGTCCTCGTACCCTCCAGGGTTGAACCTTTCGTCTAGCAAACCTACGGTCTCCAGTACCTCCCTCGTAAACATCATGCAAAAACCCGAAAGAAAAGCAACGAGAGTGTACTGCCCCTTCTTTTTTCGTTTAATTGCCTCAGCGACCTTTATGGGGTCGGTCGTAGGAGGGTCGACCTTAACCCTCTGCAAACCAGCAACATTATTGCTGACCGGACCTACGATGCCTATCTTGGGTACGTGAACGACCTTCGGAGCCTTGTCGAATGCTTCCGCCAACGAGTCCGCCCATCCCGGAGTCACAATCGTGTCATTGTTGAGCAACACGATATACTGTCCTTGACACGCTTGCAGGCCGGCATTGACTGCGGTAGCAAAACCTCGATTCTCCGGGAAGCGTATAAACCGTACGTATGGGAAGTTCCTTTGCAGACCCTCCAACCAGTAGGGTGTCCCGTCAGATGACCCGTTATCGACAACGATCAACTCAAAGTTGTTAGTGAAGTCAAAAACCGAGCGCACGCACTCATAAGTGAAGTGCAGGTTGTTGTAAACCGGGATGATGATCGAGTACTTAACCATCGGCCCTCCTTACGATTAAGGTTTTGTGATGTACTTCTCCTGTTCTGTCGTACGTCACGTAAGGCCCTTCAATGACCTCGTATCGCACTCCCTTCACATCGACATAATCCCCTACACGAATGTCTTCACCTCCGACGAACATGCGTAGCTTTTCTGCTTCACCACGACCGTAGGGCTCCAAACTCCAACGTTCCCTTTCCCGGTCAAGTCGGCAGCGTATGCTTGAGTACACTCTGTTTAAAGCCGTACACTGTTTGCCCGAAGGATCGTAGACCTTAATGGTAAAGGTCCCTCCAGCAGCCTGACTAACTACGATCTGTTCTATGTTGTCAAAGAGCACGGAACCAGTTGCGAAGTCCACACCCGAAATGTCTAAAGTCTCCGACGCTGTGTCCGAGTAGACGGTGACGGATCCTGACGCTGGAGTTTCGCTAAGTTCGACTTGTACGTAGCCTGCATCGGACAACTGTGCATCCACCGTATACGTGCCGGGCACCAAAGCGCCTGAGTACACTACTTCGTCTTTTCGCCACACATCTGCTCTGTGTGACAGTAACGAACGGAAACTCATTGCATCACCTTTCGGTAGTAGTTTAGCACATCCAACGAAGACGGACGCCAACCACCTTGCAGGAATACTTTACGATAGGAGTATTCGCCCAACCTCTCCGCAACGATTCCCTCTGCTTGATGCTCATCCCACCTCCAAAAGGCATCTCTCACTTCGTTGATGAGCACCGTCAACAGGTCTGACGGAATGGGAGTGAAACCGGCGCAGTAACACACCTCAACTGAAGTGTTCGTAGCCGAAAAGCCTCCCTCAGCATACAAAACACCTTCGTCGCTGAAGATAACGACGTCCTCCACATCGTACGACGAGTCCCCAACAGTTATAGCTGCCACATCTACTATCGGATAGTTTTTCAGATATAACCTATCTTGTCCGGCCTGCACAAACAGTTTGTCGTTGTGCCACTGCAGGTCGAAATCCCTCCGACAGTACGCTTCAATCCTTCTTTCTACGGCTTCGGCTAGTCTTGTGAGAAGGTCGTCGTACTGGTCGGTTTCGATCTCCAGCTCCTGTTTGAGCTGACTCAGACTTATCCACATTTTCCTCACCTTCGATTTTGGTGAAGCCCATTGATTCTAAGAATTGGATGGCGTATGGACTTTGAACGTCGCATACGCCATCCTTCACTTTCACAACCTCGTCATACGCGTAAATTTCCAAGTACGGAGGAGAATTCGGTGGAGCTTTCATCTTCATGGTAACCTCCATGCGTCACACGCATCATGAGTTATCGTTTGCCGCATTAACTGGATATACCCACCAGACGCGCTATCGCCTGCGGATGACGTACGACGAGCGTGAAGTCTTCGATTATCTCGAACTCGTCGTACTGAGTCGTGGTCTTGGCAAGGGGCTGCACCGTCACGTCCGTTAGCACTCCGACCCACACGTGATCGGTACTGACGACGTACAGGGCGGAACAGTCGCCGTTGCCGTCCCACGTAATGTCCGATCCGTCAAACGACCCAGTGTCTGGGATGTTGGTGCTGACGTATATCGGGATCCCGTTGTAAGCAAGCAGCTTGAACCCGCCCTTGACCTCCACAGTGTTGACGAACCTCTGAGAGGCCTGAAGGGCTGCAGTCAGCTGCCTACGAGTCCTACGGGAGCAGATAATCATGTCAGGCTCACCGGCGGTCACCTTGTCTATAACCTCGTCGAGCTTCGCCAAGGTTATAGCCGCCCCACCGGCGTTGGATGTGGTAACGACGGTCTGACCGTAGTCCTTGCAGAGCTTGTCGAGGCCGTCGAACTCCTTAGAGTTGGAGTCGCTATCGCCCATGAGTATGGCGTAGTCCTCTTTGTTGCGGAACTCTAAGGTCTTGGCCTCGATTTCCGCCGCAAGGACGTCTATGTAGCTCATCCCTATCCTCTGGAGCTTCCGAGTCACCTTACCCCTTGTAGCAAGGGTCTTGTAAGGGAAGGATACCCTCTGGTAAGACCCGGTCTCCTCCAGAGTGGCAAGGTTGTCAGTGTCGTCGACGAAGGCTGCCCCCGTGGACCCAGGAGTCCGCCTTACGATATACCACGCATCTCCGGAACCCTTCTTGCGAGGCAGGTTCTGCCTCAGAGGGTTCTTATAATCCATCAACTGAGCTACAACCTTATCTACCTCAATCTGGACCAAAGCGCTAGCAGCGCCGGAAACGTCCAGTGCCTTCTTTATGTTCTCCTGCCAATCGCGGCTCATTGATCTCACCTCCCTAAGAACGTCTAGAACTTAAATTACGAAGTCGCCTTCTCAAGGATCATCTTAAGCCTATCTATAGGATGTACATCCGCGAACTTGCCGGATCCCTCGAGGAGAGCCTTCATTTCGTCCTCCTCCTTCTTCTTGTCGGAGTCGGACTGCAGACCCTTCCTCAGGGGTAAGCGCTCTGCTATCATCTTGGTCAGCTGCCTCACCTCTTCAGCAACGTCCTTCATCGCCTTCACAGCTTCCTCAGTCTCGGACGGCTGAGAAGTGGTCTCAGGCTGCTCAGGCTCTTCGGCGCCAGACTCGTCAGATCCCGACTCACTGGCACTAGACAAAGCCTTGGTCAGCTCTAGGACCTCCGTCACCGCCTTGGCGACCTCGGTCACGCTTTCCTTAAGCTCGTCAAGTGCCTTCGCAACCGCATCCAGCTTCTCATCCAACGCCTTCCCCTCCGGCCCAGGATAGGGGTAAGGGTAAGGCGAAGGATACGGGTACTTCTTCCCAACGAGCCTGCCTAGAAGCGCCTTTATCTCCTGCAGCATTGCCTTTTCCTTCTCGTTTTCAGCCCCGGCTAGGAGCTTGTCGACCAAGAAAAGGCACTTCTTGACTACTTCCTCCACGTCCTGAGCCTTCTCCGCCTCTTCCTCTTCGGACTTCATCTCTTCGTTATCCTCCCCAGAGGTGCTGGGCTCTTCAGAACCCGTGTCTTCCGTCAGCGCATTCAGAGCCTTCACGAGGTCGATCAGATGTCCCTGAGTGACCTCGTTACTCTCAAGCTGCCGTATCTTGTCCACTTCCTGAGCGATGTCCTTCAAAGCCTGAACGTTCTGGCTTTCGTCCCACTCTGCTACAATTTCGTCCAAGCTTTTGACTATATGGTCAAACCGCTCACGAAGTTCGGCAGCCATTTCGTCACTATTGAGCTTTGCAACCAGCTCATACACCGGCTTGAAAACTTCCGGTCGCATTTCCGTCACCTCCCTTAATGCTTTCTCTATATACCAGTTCAAGACTTTAGCGTTCGGGTTTGCAGGTAACGACACTATGGAGATCTCTCTTATCGACATCTTCTTTACCACACGCACCATTCGCTTCAACTCTTCCGACCACCGCTCCTCCGCGCTCTCGATTACAGCGCGGATCGAAAACCGGCACAGCACGCCCTCCTGTATCTTCTGCCAGATCTCGGGTTCCGTCTTCGAGATCTGCACCTTCACAAACAGTCCACTGCCAGGAACGTAGCGCGCCTCGAGTACGCGGCCGATAGGACGATCGGTGTTATGGTTGTAGAACACGACAGGATACTTTTTCAAGTCGTCTACAGCAGCCGCTAATGCCTCCTCCGCCACTACATCGCCTTCCTCGTCGACATCACTTGTAGACGCAAATCCCTCTACAATCCACTTACCGTCGTCCTCATCGTCGTGCTGTGCCTTAACGATCTCCAGCTCCATCTGAAATGGGTGAGTTCTCATCACTACTCACCCCCTCACGTTAAAGCGTCAGGCAACTGGCTTACTGTTATGGTGCTTAACCCTTCCAACTCTACAGTGCCACCAACGGCGCTCGCAGACACGAACAGCAAACGCTCATCTGCGTCCGCAGCGTCATCGTCGAAGTACACTGCAGAGTACGTTGTCGTAGCTCCGGCGACATGCTCAAGCTCTATGTAACGTCCAGACGAAGCACGGACGTACAGGTTTGTACCGGTGAGTGTGTTGTCGACGACGAACCTTTGGTTGGTCTCGTCGAAGTGTACCGTGTAACCGGACGGAGAATCGTTGTGGAAAACTACAACGTACTCTCCTCCTGTAGTCTTGAAGTAAGAGTCGGAGCCACCAGCATTGTCGCTCTCGAACTTACCGACCACTCCATCTACAGGGTTCACGTACAGTGGAGTGCCCTGAGACGAGGCGTTAGCGTTGTGCACTACTTTGGCCCGGTCTGTCGAACCCGCATTCCTTAACAAGTTTATGATCTGCTTCAGCTTCGTGCCGAGCTTCGCAATAAACGCAGCCGGCATACTCTGGTCAAGTAAGTAGGACTCGCTAACTCCCATTTGAATCACCTCCGTGTTCTTTCAGTACACTGCCTAGAAGACGTTTCTAATTAACGTAGTTTTCCCAAAAAAGGCAACTAAAGAGTTACGACCGCAACGAGCCAATGGCTGCGGTCGACTACGTCCACGCGTCCATACTGCACAAGTTGATGAACTAGTTTGGCTTCGTCATAACACTGTTGGTGGTGAAAGGAGCCGTGTTTACCGGGTTCGGGGCCTAGTTTGTTGTTGGGCACTGAAACGACAATTCGTCGACGTGCAACCCTTGACGCCTCCTGCAAAATGACGCCAGCCTCGGTGTAGGTGTAATGCTCCAAAATTTCAGCAAGTACGACAGTATCGAATGTTTTGTTGGCGCAAGGAAGAGCAAAAGCGTTCGCTACCACTTTTGGTAGAGGTTTTTGAACCCGAAGCTGCTCAGCGAACTGATTTAAACCTTTCAAAGCCTCGACGGAAATGTCGAGGGACACCACGTAACCTCCGTACAAGCATGCAAGAGCACCCGGTCCACTTCCGACGTCTAACACAGTACCTACAAGAAGTTTGCTGAGCTTTTGCAGTCGGGAAAAGCGAAATGAGTCCTTCACGTGAATCAGAGGGTCACGCGCATAAAACTCTTCCCATTTGGCTCTATCGATCGGCGTTTGGCATAGGTTTTCCATGCTTCATGTAGTACATTTCTTTAGTGTATTCCAGATACTCAGTCCGAGCCAAGGACCGCGGGTTCCACTCCGCATCTAAGTTTTCAGTGAAAGCCGCAGGTACACTATAAACTACTTTCCAACCGCGACGTCGAATTTTTTCCTGGTAAAAAGCCCATCCCAGATACCCTTTGACGCCAACGTTAGTGTCGAGCAAGCCCACCTGTTCCACGACCGCTCTCCGTATCGTATAAATTCCGCCTATATGTGATGGCACGACGTATCCCTGACAGTACTGTCCGGGTCTTCCTTGAAGCTGGCCCATTCCTTTCACGTGTTCCGGAGTTAATGACAACACCCAACCTCCAACTACACCAACTTCAGGGTTGTACAGCATACAATCCACCATGTACGTCAACCATTGAGGGTGAACTACGATATCGTTGTCTAGCTTGCCAAAAAAGGTGATCTCTGGATTCTGCAAAGCGTGAGTCCAAAAGTAATTGACAGGTTCGGTGATTCCTACTGCGGTATCGTAGTACCAAACGTGCTCCACTAACTCTGGATGCTCACGTGCAAACGACTGTACTAACTCTCGAGTGTGTTCACGGTTTGCTTGCACGCAAATCCAGAGACGGAAGGGTCCGTTGTAGCTCGTGTTCTTGACAATTGCATCCAGACACAACTCAGTATATTTCCTTCTCCCATACACCAAGAGTACAACGTCAACGCGTGGCAAAGAGGACATTGTCCCACCTCCTCCAACGCAGGCAGAAGTTGACCGACCGTATGATAAGTCGTGGTGACGGTCGTACTAAGTCTACGCCTAAGTACAGAGGTCCAACGTGAGGCTGGTCGGATCTGAAGCTACATACGACAACTGGGCGCTTCATCAGAAACATGCACGCACTCAGTACTGATGAAGCAATCACCACAACGACACTTGCATTCCAAACAACTCTCAAGGTATCCCTCCATGACAGCCCACGCCGATCAATCCACTCGGGGCGCATAGCAGCACTTCGCTGCCCAACGCACACAACCGGAAGAGGAAAATTGACTTTCAAGATTTCTGGATGATTTTTCCATCTAGAAATCGACTCGGTGTGCACGCAAACGTAAGATTCCGGGAGGTCCTCGAAGGGAGTCAGCAGGTCGTACCGTATGTGTCCGGGAAAACAGGGGACGAACTTCGAACTCTTGGGGCTCCATGCGCCTACGAGTGCTTTTGTACTAGGGTCTCCTTCGTTAAGCCGCAGAACGTCTGCGATATCGTTCGCTGGGCGGTCTGGCACGACTTCAACGATGTTAATTTCCAGGTCAGTCAGTTCGTTAACCGTTTCCCAAACGTCGTGCGCATACTGACCCACCCTCAAGTCGACAGTAGTGAAGTGCTGACGTAGCCAATTCGCCGTCCAAAAAGCATCGCCACATCGCATCCCTACAACACTGAAGTAAGGTCTCATACTACCTCCTTCGGTGTCAGTTTATGAGTTCTTCTACACTTCGTGCATCCCCAAAGGCGTTGTGTGCAAAATGAAGGATATACTCGGGTGGTGGCAATACTGCGTTTGTCTCACCACGTTCAGAGTGAAACCTTTTTCTCAGTCGGTCGATGAACTCATTGTCAGGAAAAGGTCTGCCCCAATGCTTTTTCAGTGACACCCACTCTGCCCACCCTCCCATTTCATGTGCGGTTGTTGAACGTGTTACAATAATCTGTCCACATGTTCCGTACCCACGCGTCATCGGACGTAATTTTTGCAGGTCCTTCAGTTCTTCGTCAGAAAACAGCTTGACTGCATCGCGACGCTCTCTGCAGTACGCAAACCCATCCGTCTGCCTGAAAACACTACGTATACGCTCATTCAAGTGCGGAGGAAAGTAAATGTCACTGCCCGTGAACACTACGACCGTGGACGAGTCAGGCTGTACCTTCGACAACATTGCATTTTGAAAGGTTCCATGCCGATCGGGGACTATTGTCTCGTCCCAGAAAACATCGATGACCGGAAGTTCGAAATGCTCTGTAAGGATTTCGGCGTCCTTGATTCGGTCAGTTAAAATGACTACTGACAACTCTCGATCCGTCTGCCTGTGTAGCGATAGTAGGGTTTTGTACAAGAGAACTGGAGGTCGACGGAACCAAGGAATGAGCCATACTGTCTTTATCATCAGGTTCTCCCGAACGAAGTTATCCCTGACGTCTTGCAGGATCTACTGTCCTGCCTGTGGAGTCCATCCGCTCAACCCAAGTGTCCACCTTGAACACATGTTTATTGAGCGCTGCAAAATCGTTTGAGACGGAGTCAACAAGTCGACACCTAGGAGCAATGGTCCAACGTGAGGAAAGAAAGACGAATCAAAGTGGCAAACTACACACGGACCTTTTTTGAGAAACATACATGCGCTTAACACTGACGACGCAATACATACAATCAACGACGCGTTCCAAATTACTCGGAGCGTGTCGAACCAACTAACTTCACGTTTGTCAATCCAGTCACGTCTGCACGGCTCTCCACCAGATCCTACGCAAACGACCGGGTACGGGTAACTCACTTCTAGCAGTTCTTGTCTGTTTTTCCATCGAGAAACAGAACCTGTATGCACGCACACGTAACGATCTGGAAGATCTTTCAACGGTGGTAGATCCCGTAGCCTGCCAGGATAGGAGGGTTCGAAGTATGGAAAGGTCGGACTCCACACGCCGACTAAACGTTTAGCACTCGGCTCACCATCGTTCTGTCTCAAAAAGTCATTAAAGTCAACAGCTGGACGGTCTTCGATTACTTCAAAGATTTCGACTTGCAAGTCAGTTGCCTTGTCAACCGCTTTCCATGCATCAAAAGCGTAACGTCCAGCGCGCAAACGAACCTTTTCGTAACGCTTCCGGATCCAGTTCGCCGTCCAAAACACGTCACCGCAGCGCATTCCAACCACACTAAATGTGGGAACTTTCATATTGCACTCCTACCTTGTACTTGCCAGCGTTACAGTTGATAGCCATACCTCTGAGCGAGCTCTCGAATTCGGCAGGCCAACTCCGCATCGGTTTCTTCCAATTGTCCCCAAGAAACAGGTTTGTACATACCGCGTCTTGAATTGGTCGTAGTCGACACGTTAGGCAGCGGCTTACTCACCTGAAGAAGCTTTTGAAATTGAGGCCAGAGCGTCGGAACGTCTTCAACCTTGTACGTCCAGTCCGCTTTGCATTCTGCAAACAGATTCCAAAAGTACCAGTAACGCATACAATTCAGTAATCTATTGTCGGACAGTTTTATGAAGGAAGCAATAAAGTCCCAAGATCTAGTTGAAATCGTTTGCATAGAGGAAATAGCGTGTAGAGGGTGGCGGACTTGGTGCAAATAGAGGCAATTCTGAGGACGCTCGAAAGGTGCAAGCTGCCACGCTGACACTCCGTCCTGACCTATCTGCTCATGAAGGACTTCCTTGCCAACATGCTGCATTACTTTGGCAATGTATGCGGTGCCACTCCGTCCGCACCCCGTAATGACGATAAGCTCCTTGTTCGACCGTTTCAACGCTTCAAGAAGCTTTTTGACCTCACTACACATGGTACTAACCC